ATCAGGTCGGACAACTTGAGCGGGTACTTGTCGGCGTCCGCCAGGGTGGTGTCCAGCATGAACTGGAGGGCGAAGCCGGCCTTGCCGTAGGACAGGAGGCGCTTGTCCAGGTTGTCCTCAGAGAAGCGCGCCGGCTCCGTGGTGGTGCCCAGCAGTGCCGGGTTGTGGAAGTAGGCGTCCGCGATGGCGGGGGCCAGGGCGCCCTTGTAGCGGGCCATGCCGGCTTCATCCACGTAGCGGGCCGGCCAGATGCGACGCTCGTAGCCACGCTCGGCCAGGCTGTTGTACAGCGACATTTCGCACTGGGGGGTGCCTAGGTAGATGACGCGGGCGGTCGGTAGCGGCTTGAGGACCGCGTCGAACTCCTTCACCAGCTCGCCCAGCTTCTCCCGGGCCAGGGCCGTAGCGGAGTTGTTCAGGACCTCAATGTCGTCCGCGATGATGACGTCCGCCCGGCTGCCGGTGATTTGCCCGGTGATACCCACGGACTTGACCGATGGGGAGTGGTCAGCGGCCGATGGGCCGACGTCGAAGGCAATCTTGGAGTCGCGGTGCGACTTGCTAGGGTCAGGCCGGAGGAAGGCCAGAATGGGCACCTCCTCGATGAGGCGCCGGGTGAACGTGGAGAAGCTATCGGCGCGCTCCTTGGAGGCGGAGACAACCAGGATTTTTAGGTGGGGGTCTCGATACAGGAGCCAGAGCACGAAGGCCGACGTCACGAACGACTTACCGACGCCTCGGAAGGCCATGATGATGAGTCGCGTGGGCCCGTACTGCAGGTAGCGGGCAATGTCTTTCTGGATCCAGGTTGGCGGCGGAAGGGACAGGTGCTTCCAGATGTGGATGAGGAAGAACACGAAGTCCTCCCGCAACCTACGGTCGAACTCTTGGGGGGTCATACAGGTGGGACTCCAGACGCCCTGGGAAGGGCCTCAGAGCGTCGAGGGCGGGGACTAGTGGGGTAGGGAGGTGCGGACGTCGTCGTCGTCAGCGTGGGACGCTGCAGCGGCCAGGGCGGCCAGGTGGGGGTCGTTCTGCGGGGCGTTGATGTTCTGGTCTTTCATATACTGCCGAATGACGGAGCGGTCGGCGGATGAGGCCGAATTACTCCGCAACAGGCCGACCAGGTCCCGGGTGAACAGCAGGTGCATTTCATCCTGCAGGGAGGCGATTTCCTCTTTTGGCGTCACACACCCACCTCCGCACCGGCGGCGTCCCGGTGCAGCTCGGCGCCGTCAGGCTTGAACTCGCGCTTCTGGCGCACGCCCTCGGCATCCTTCCAGATGAGGTCCACGTAGGCGTGGCTGTACTCCAGGAGGTCGTAGTCCAGGCCCTGGCCTTTCAGCTCGGCCTCAGCAGCCTGCAGGTCGGTAACGCCGGCGGTTTTCTTTGGGGCCTTAGCCATTACTTGTCCTCCTGGTGCTCAATCGGGCATGCCACGCCCAGGGAGTTAGCGATGAGGCGGACAACGGCGTCGTCCACGGTGGTGGTGGTGCGCTTGGCCACGGCCGATGCAGCGCATACAGCCAGCTGCTTAGCGGCTTCGGTGGTCAGGAACGAGACAATCAGTTTCAGGAACATGGGGATACTCTTGGTGGGGGTTAGGTGTCGCGTCTCCAGCCTCGGTTCTTCTTGACCGAGACCACGCGGAGGTTTTTGAGGGAGTTGTCGTTGGCGTTGCGGTTCTTGTGGTCGACGTCTTTGCCGTCGCCCTTGCGAGCTTTGCCCTTCTGAATCATCAGCCGGCGCGCCGCGTTGCGGGACGCTCGCTTCTTGATCTGCTCGGGTTTGGAGTGGTACTCGCGGTACTCCTTGGCGTAGTCGCGTGCCATGTCAGGCCTTGGGCCATTGGCCGGTGAGAACCATGTCGCGGAGGCGGGTGGAGCGGAGGCCGACCTGCTGGGCCCACTTGGAATCCAGCATTTCGACGGCAGCTACCGCCCAGTTAGAAGTGGCCATTGCGGCCAGGAACTTCTTGAAGCCTTTGAGGCGGCCAAGACCGAGGTTGAAACACATGTCCTGCAGTACGGCATACCGGATGGGGTCCAGCTGCTTTGTCCAGGGGAGGGTCGCCAGGTCCTTGTCGACGCGGATTAGGTCGTTGGTCAGGAGATACTGGGACTCCTCCCGGGAAATACCGACGTCGTCCAGGTTGCGACCGACGCCGATAGTGATTTTCCCGACAGTGTCTTTGTACGGTTTCAGCCGCTCGGCCTCATGGAGTTCCAGGAGGGAGCGGATTGTGTTCATGGGGGTCATTTCAGGATGTAGTTGATGAGGTAGCCACCGACCGTGGAGACCACCAACGCGCCGCCCATGACCTTGGCCTTGTCGCGCTCCAGGAGGGAGACGCGGGACTCAAGGGCTTCATGGCGTTCGTTAGTGACTTTCTGATTGGTGAGGAGGAGGTCGACCTTTGCGGTCAGCTGGCCCAGGAGATAGGCCACGGAGGACTGCGGCGCTTCTTCTGGCATTACGATGGGCGCTCCGGCCGGAACAGGTAGTTTGGGTACACCGCGTTTGTGTCGTTCCAGGAGCGGAGGGCAATGCGGTAGTCGCGCCACTGGCGGGAGGTGCCTGGGAGGGCTGATGGGTCCTCATCCTCAAGCTTCACCAGTTGGTCAGCGATAACAGCCATTTCAGCCTCTACCCAGGCGACCTCGCGGTCCCTGGCCAGGCGGTCCTGGGTAGCCTCGGAGATAATCCAGGTGCCCTCCGGGGTGGCGGTGTAGAGGCTCGCATCCTCCCCTTCGGGGCGTGGCCCCTCCATCAGGAGCCAGCCTTCGGGGCAGTCCCCGCCGACCTGCTGGAAGTTGCTTCCAGGCGCGGCGTATACGTTCAAGGTCATGCTCTGCATCTCCATACTTTTACTCGGCAGGGGAGCGTGGTGTAGCTATTGGTGGTGTGCCCGAACGGGTCGCCACTCGCGTGGGAGGTGTACGCCACTCGCGTAGCGCCGGTTTGAACGACGATGGTGTTCAGGTCGAGCTGGGCAGCTTTGGTGCCGTAGCCCCCGCTGGAGTAGAACCAGCCGGAGTCGCCCCACTGGTTGTTAATCATGACCTCAGCCTTGACGATGACTTCGTGCCCTGGGAAGGGGTTGCTCAAGACATACCGGGAGTTGGTCGAGACGTTCGCGGGTGCCGCCTGGGTGCCGCCATTGGGGTACAGGTAGGCGAAGCCCGAGGCATCTAGCAGGCCGTGAATCTGCGTCTCGCACCAGGCGTTGAAGTCAGGGTCGTCCACAGGCTCGAAGCCGTTGGTGACGTAGCATCGGCGGTAGATGCGCTTTGTGTTCAAGTCGGTGGCGAATTGAACGCTTGTCCCCTCAAGGTTGAAGGCGTTTACGGTGACTGCGTAGTACCCAACGGGGAGGCTTCGGAAGGGGGTCGTAATAGCCACCGCGTAGAAGCCGCTGGCCAACGTAGGGGCGTCCAGGTCAGCCGGTTGGATGGCCTTGGCGGCACTCCCCAGGCCTGCGTCCCCTACTTCCAAGAGACGCCGCCAGGCGCCCCAAGTGTTCACGCCTTCATAGGACCGTACCTGTACTGTGCTCGGGCTGTCAGAGGAGCGCCGGGTAATTGCCATTTGGGCGCCGTGATTGTTTGCCCGAGTTACCGACCAGCCTACTGGGTGCATCCCTTTATTCGTGGGGAAGTCCACAGGGAAGTCGTCGGCAGTGGCATAGAAGCCGTTCCCGACGATATCCCCGATTTTTGCCCCCCAGGTGGTGTTAGCGGTTGCTGTTTGGTGCGCGCCCACGCCGAACGCGCCTACCAGCATGGTTTTATCCCAGGCCGTCCAGTCTGCAGCGGCGGCGGTCGGGTTGAATACCTTGGCAGCCCTGATGTAGGTAACGGCCGTGTAGATGGACCGGAAGACCTGCACTGGGTATGAGGCGCGCCCGATAACGCTTACATAGCAGGCGGCGGTGGCTGGAGCGTTCACCAGGGCTGTGCCGCTGGTGTAGGCGTACTCACCAGGCTGAACCAGCGTGTTTAGGTCCGTGCCCCCTGCCAGGGCGGTAGCGGTGCCGATGCCATAGCTGCCCAACTGCAGGGCGGTGTCGGCCTTCGCCTTGGCGGTGTTCGCGGTCGTTACTGCCGATGTGGCCTTGGCGTCAATGCCGTTGGCCGTGGACAGTGCCGTGGCGGCGTCCGACTTGGCCTGGGTGGCCTTGGCGTCAATGCCATTGGCCGTGGACAGTGCCGTGGCTGCGTCTGTAGATGCAGTGTCGGACGCTGTGAGGGCGGCGCTTGAGTCCGCTTGGGCCTGGGTGGCCTTGGCGTCAATGCCCTCAGCGGTGGCCTTGGCGGAGTCTGCAGCGGTCTTTGCCGCGTTGGCCGTGGCCAGGGCTGTAGATGCCTTGGCGTCGATGCCATCCGCCGTGGACTTCGCTGTGTCAGCGGTGCTTTTAGCGGTGTCCGCCGTGGACTTCGCTGTGTTGGCCGTGGACAGTGCCTGGGTGGCCTTGGCGTCAATGCCGTTGGCCGTGGACAGTGCCTGGGTGGCCTTGGCGTCAATGCCGTTGGCCGTGGACAGTGCCTGGGTGGCCTTGGGGTCGATACCCTCGGCCGTGGCCTTAGCGGCGTTGGCTGTAGCTACTGCGTTCGCAGCGGCTGCAATGGTGGAGTCGGCCGTAGCCTTGGCCGTATTGGCCGTGGTTTTCGCTGTGTTGGCCGTAGTGGTTGCGCTCGCGGCATTTGCTGTAGCGGCATCGGCGGCGACCTTCGCGGCATCGGCCGTAGCCTTGGCCGTGTTGGCAGTGGCGGTCGCGCCGGCTGCAGTGGCGGTCGCGGAAGTTGCCTTGGCATCGGCGGCATCCACAATGCCCTGGATGATAGTCACCTGGTCGGCGGTCTGTCCGGCGTTGTATTCCGCATAGTCCAGTGTCTCCTGGGCGATGTAGAACAGCTGTTCGTTCATCTGGTCCAGGAGCGCTTCGTCAAAGATCGAGTCGTCCTCGAAGTCGACCAGGCGCTTGGAGCGGTCGGTGTTGCGGTAGACCCGCACGATGGTGTCGGAGGCCGGGGCCGGGGTGATGCTGATGAGGGAGTCGTTAGACCAGGTGTGGGTGACGTCGACGCCATCCACAGACGTTTTGACGTCGGCCTGGTCGAGGTAGGAGAACGGCACCGCGAAGGCGGTTGTCACGCCGTCCCCCGGGGTGTCGACAAAGGAGTATGCCATTGCGGCCCTCTGTTAGAAGTTGGAGTCCTCGGGCAACTCGTCGTACAGCACGTTGAGCGCGTTACGGATGCCCAGGGCGTTCTGGAAGGGGAGGAGGGAGAAGAACGAACGGGCGGTGTTGCTGGTGATTTCGTCGTCCTTGACGGCCTCGACAGCCTCCTGCCCAAAGGTGGCCAGCTTGTTCACCAGGTCATAGGACGCGGAGCCAGTGATGAGGTTGGACTGCAGGCCGGAGGCGCGGGTGTCGAACTGGGCCGGGTAGATGCCCAGGGCGGCGGGACCGTCGATGATGCCGGGGATGAAGCTGGAAATGCTGGAGCGCTGGAAGGCACCGGCGGCGATGCGGTCCAGGGTTAGCATGCGGTCCAGGTACTCCTGCTGGTCCTGCCGGCCGACGCTCGATGTGCCCACGTAGGCGAAGTAAGACAGCGCGCCGCCGAACGTGGTGTTGAACAGCATGGCGGCGGAGGTGCGGTCCCGGTGGTTGATGTTGTTCACCACCTGCTTGACATGGGAGCCGAACATGAAGGACTTGAACTGGAAAAGCAGCTTGCCGATGGTCGAGGACATGAACGCCGGCATTTCCCCGAAATCGTTCTCCTGGACCACCGTATTGCCCCACCGGCGCATGGCGTTGCCAAACTTCACCCGTACCTCATCGTCCCAGTTCTGCAGGTTCAGCCGCTTGAGCTTGCCGGCATCGCTCCACTGGGCGCCGCCCTTCTTCATGTACTCGGCCTTGATGCGGCCCATGAGTTCGTCGTCGATGCCCAGCTCGCGCAGCCTGTTGGTTGACAGGACATGCTTTTTGCCGGTGCGCGCCGCGTCCAGGAAGGTCTGTGCCATGGACTTCATGGCGTAGGAGTGCAGCACCTGGTTGACGTAGTTGAAGCCGGAGATATCGGTGGTCGCGGCGTTCATGCCGTCCAGGAACCGCTCGGTCTTGCTCAGCTGGCCCTCAGCGGCGCCAAACTCCTCGATGCGGGTAGCGGAGCGGTGCATGAGCCGGAAGTCGGCCCACCCACCCATCAGGTCGGACAGCTCCTCGATGAGTCCGTCCTTGAAGTCCCCGGACTTGAGCTTGCGGCGGATCTTGGCCAGCTCGGGCATGTTGTGCAGCATGGCCTTGAGGCCTACGTGGCTGGCCATGACGCCGAACTCGGCAATCTGTGCCAGGCCCACCATGTTCATAAGGCGGGAGTAGTTGACCTTACGCACCAGGCGCCCAGCGGTGGAACCCATAGTGTTGGGGTCTTCCCCCACAGGCCTGCCCACCAGATGGTCGTAGGCGTCCTCCAGGTTGCGGATCTGCGCCTTGCGGGCCCACTGGTCGCGCTTGCCTTTCAGGGGCTTGCTGGCCAGCTCCTCGTTGGCTTCCTGCAGGAGACGCTGGAACGTGGCCTCGGAGTCGATGCCTTGGCGTGCCAGCGCTACGTGGCCCAGCATGGTGTTGGCATAGCCGGAGAACAGGGTGTCGATATCGTTCTCCAGCAGGTCCTCCACCTGGGCTTCATCGACGTCCAGGCGGTGCTTGAGGCTGCCTGCCCGGCCGGCGTCGTCGCCGCCAGTGAGGCGTCGTAGGCTGTCCGCAATGCGCTTGGACTCGGCTTCGTCAAACCCATGCTCCCGGCGGAGGAAGCGCTCCAGGTTCTCGCCTTGCTGGCTGATGTTGCCGATGGACAGCCCGCCCTGGCGGGAGCGCATGGTGACTTGCATGAGGTGGTCGGCCACCTTCATGGCGTTCTCTTTGGTCATGCCCCGGACAGCGCCGGCAATCATTTCCTGGACAGCCTGGCGGGACCCCATTTTCATGATGGCGGCCTCCATGGCGGCTCCCGACCAGCGCCGACTCACGTAGTCCTCCAGGGTGGCGGACTCATGGCCCTTAACAGCCACCGCGCCTTCCTTGCCTTCCCGGGCGGTGTTGGACAGTTGCCGGCTGATATCGTCGTACAGCTTGCGGGTCTCGGCCGCGTGTTTCTTGACGGCCTCGCTTACGACCTCCTGGCCACGGAGCGCCCTGGTCACTTCCAGGTTGAACTCCCGGGAAGCACGGAGGCTCTGCGACCACCCCAGGCCTTGCTCCTGCATGTAGGCGTTCAGGTTGGCCTTGCGGGACTTGAGGAAGGTGCGCATGACGCGCCCTTGCTCCCGTTGCTTCCACAGCGTTGCGGTCTCGCCCTTGAGCGTGCCGGCGACAGCTGCAGGGTCCTCGAACAGGACCGAGGACAGGCCCCGCACCTTGGCGGAGTCGGAGGACATGTTGGTCGCTGCCCGGTCCAGGCGCAGCGCGGTGCCGAACGTATCCCACCCCTTGTTGCGCTCGAAGAACGGCCGGTTGACCTGTTCGGCCGACATGGGGGTGCCGTCATCGAGGACGAACTTGCCGTACTCCGGCCTGCCGGCGGGTGTGACCTTGGCGCCTGCAGACGCGGCTTCATCAGCCAGTGCTGCCTGGTGCATGTCGCGGAGGGCCTGGTCGTATGGCCTAGTGCGAGCGGCGAACGCGGCGCCGATGCCGGCAGCTGCCAGGGTTGACATGACCGCGTCGGAGGCGTCGTAGGTTGGGTCGTTGTAAGCGATATAGCCCTCGACAGGGGCAACGCCGGCGGCGGTGAGGAAGCCTCCACGGACGGCCCGGGACAGCCGTGTCACCTTGTTGGTGAAGACCAGGGGGGCCAGGACGCCTTCGGTGGCCACCGACACGCCAATGGCTGCTGGGTCCAGTACCGAGGCCAGTACCGAGGCGCCTACGCCGGTGACTACACCCTTGGCCATCAGGGTGTCCTGGCGGGCCATGAAGGCTTGAATCTCAGCCTTGCGCTCCTGCAGCTGGCCCATGGAGCGGACGTCGCTGGGGGTGAACTCATCCCAAAACTGTTCAGGGATATCCTTTTGGATGTGCTCCTTGAACAGCTCGGGGGTGAAGGTAAAGCCCGGGTCATCGGCCATGTCCTCCCGGCCAGCCTGGCGCAGCAGCATGGGGAGGATCTGGTTTTGGTTGATGGCCTCGCTTGCGACGTCTCCAAAGGAGGTGCTGGCCGACAGCTCAGCGGCTTTCGCCTCCTGGGCCGTGGCGTAGTCGCGCTGGTCCTGCTCGGTGAATATGTCAGGCTGAACAGACGTCACGTTGGGGACGTTGACGTTGGCCAGGGTCAGGTTTTTCCCGCTAGAGGCCGCCACCGATAAGGGGTCCGGTTGGCCTGGTAACTGGTTTGGCGAATTGGTCATTGATGAGTTTGTCCTGGCGCGCTCCCTCGACGGTCTGCGTGCCGTCTGGAAGTTCAGGGGCGTTATCGGTCATCAGGCGGTAGGCCTTGGAACCGACGATGGTGTGCCCACCCTTGCGGGTGAAGGCGAAGCGGCCGTCGTCCAGCAGCATTACCTGCAGGTCCTTGGCGCGGGCGTCTTCATAGCCCTGGGCGCGCAGCTCCTTGGCTGTCTCCTCGGCGGAGAAGGCCAGGCGCTTGTTGAGGCCTTCCTCGGTGGTGTAGGTGCCGAACCTGGCCCGGGGAACAGGGCCGTAGTCGGTGATAGCGAAGGCGCCCTTCGTCATCTTGACGGCCGCGTCCTTCGCCGCGTCGACCTCCATACCGGCCTTGGTCAGCTTCATGGCTACCGACGCGGTGGCGTCTACCAGGTTGTTGGGGGCGTCCTTGGCCAGGTCCAGGCCGCTGCGCAGCTCCTTTTTGAGTTGAGCCAGGCGCAGGCGGTCAATGTCCGAATACTTGGAGAACGAGCCGTTGACCATCAGGTTGTAGGACTCGACCTTGGACTTGCCCAGGGACTGGGTCATGAACATGTAGGCCGCGACGTCCTCCAGCTGCTCGGGGGCAATGTGCTGGGACAGCAGGCCGGCGCCGTAGAGGTAGGCACCCTCGCCGTCCACAAAGGCGCTGAACGCCTGGGGGATTTGGTCCTCGGTCTCCACCGGCGCGCTGGCTGTGCTGAACGCACGCTCGGCCATGGCCTTGACTGCAGGGCTCGCTCCGCCTACCTGGTGCATAAGCGCGTAATACTGTTCCTTCGGCAGCTGCAGGCGGGCCTGCTTCTCCCACTTGGCAAAGGTCTTGGAGTCCATCGTCAGGGGGTTGCCGTTCTGGATTTCCCGGGCCTTCTGCGCTTCCTTGATGGCCTTCTCCATCTGCTCCTGCTGCCGGCGCATCGAGGAGCGGACGTCACTGGCCGACACAATGCCGGCGTCGACGGCCTTCTGGCCTTCCGCCCAGGAGAAGCGGCCCTTGTTAATCAGACCCTCCCACTTCTGGTAGATGGCGAACTTGGCTTGTTCCTTCTCGGCGTCGGTCTGCTTCATGGCGTGGACTTCGTCCAACTGCAGCGACTGGCGTAGCTCAGGACTGATACCTTCGTCGTTCATGAAGGTTTGGGCCAGCAGGAGCCGGCGGGAGCCGTCCTTGGCGTAGACGTCCTGGGCCTGCTCGATCAGCTTCTCGACGCGCTCCTGGGACAGCATGAAGGACGGACTGGTGCGCAGCGTGCCGATCAGCTGCTTGAGCTGGGCCTGGGCTTCCTCGGGGGTCCCTTGGCCCGCCTTCACGGCTGCCTCCAGCTTCTCGACGCCCAGCTGCAGGGTGCGGCCGGCCAGGTTGTACCGGTCCTGTTCCTGCTTGGCGTACTTGTAGGTCGCAGCGCTGGACTGCAGCCAGCCGTCGACGCGGGCGGTCACGCGGCCCTTGATGCGTTCGTCGGTGATGTCCTTGAAGTAGGTCCCACGCATTTCCTGGTCGAGCTTGGCCAGCTCCTCGGGCTGCGCATATAGCTCAGGCCGGGCATCCAGGGCGCCCTTCATGGCCCGCTGGTAGCCGTCCAGGCCAATGTCAGCGACAGCAGCTTGGGCGTCCTGGTTCTCGGATTCCTTCTGGCGGACCACGCCGGCGGCGGCATCTGCGAAGCTGGCCAGGCCCTGGACAAGGGCGTTGGCGGATGGGTCGATGCGGGCGCTGTCCTGGCGTCCCTGCAGGCCGGCGACGGGGCGTGCTGTGACCTGGCGTTGGATTTCTCGAATCTGTGCCATCAGGACGAACTCCCCTTACCGAACTTGCCGCCGGCGGAGGTGTACCCGCCCAGGCCGCTGCCGATGATCTGCAGGCCGGCGCCAAGGTTGGCGGTCTTGGATTTGTACGACTGCGGGTTCTGAACCCCGGCCAGCGTGTTGTTGTAGAGCACCTTGCGGTCCGCATCGCGCTGCTGTTGAGAGTCAGCCAGGTTGCGGTCAATGGTGGTCATGTTCTCGGCGCCTTGGCGCACGACGTCGGCAAAGATGGAGTCAATGGACAGGCCAGAGACGCCAGCTTCGCCTGCAGACACACGGGCCTCAGCCACGCCCTTCTGGACCGCCAGGGCTTGCTTATGCTTCTCCTGGGCGGCCTGTTCGTTCTCCTGCAGCTCCTGCAGGTTCAGTTGTTGGTTCTGGAGCTTGTAGTTTTCCAGGTTCGCTTCGTTGGCCCGGTCGGCGTTCTGTTGGTCGACGTCGGCCTGCCATGCGGCCTGGCTGCGTTGCTCGCTGATGGAGTACGCCGTGGTGGCTGCGGTGAAGGCGGCTACCGCAATCATGGGGTTACACATGGGCGGTTCTCATGGTGAATGGGTGGAACACGCCCCCGGGCTCCTGGACGGGCGCCTCGATGGTGAAACCGATCCGGCGCAGCCACCGGATGGACTGGTGGTTGTCGGCGTGGACCATGTTCATGAGGAACCCGTACTGCTTGAGCCAGCGGGGGACGTAGTCGCGGGGGAGGGTGAGGAGGGCCTTGCGGTGGTTGAATAGCTGGTCACTGCCCAGCATCCATGGCACGCCGTACTTGCCGGCACTGGCCACGCCGAACACAGCATGTACCTGGCCCTCCAGTTCGAAGGCCATACATTCGGCGCTCATGGCGATGGATTCAGCCAGGATGACGTCCATGAACATGTGGCCCTGGGCCTCCAGCTCCACCCGGTCTGCATGGCGCAGCCGGGGGGCCAGGTTGAAGGCATCCTCAAGGGTGGCGGGTCTAATCATCTTGGGGTGGATACACGGTGGTACATGGCTTCCCATTCGGCAGCCTGGAAGGCGCATGGGAGGTGGGAGTCCGACTCAATCCAGATTTCCGTGTCCTTGGCCAGGCCCAGGATGGGGAAGCGGTAGCGGTCGGTGTCTAGAGGGACCTGGCCAAGGCGGTTCGTGGCATCGCCCAGGCGCCGGCCGGTGAACTTGGCCAGCTGCGGGTCACGGGTGCCGGCCTTGACGCCGACCTGGAAGTACCCGGTGTCCACGTAGCTCAGGGTCATGAAGCGCAGCTGCAGACGGCCCACCAATGGGGCAACCCTGGATTCCGCATCGGCCAGGACCAG